CAGCGCCCGCGGTGAATGTGCCGGTGCTGGCGTTGAATTCGCCGTTCGCGTCGATGACGTTGGCCCATCCGGTCACGACCGTAGCCGTGTTGTTCGGGATGCTCTGCGCGCTCGAATTGCGGGTGGCGACCTTCGTGTTGCCCGTCGTCACCAACTTCGCAGCCGTCGCCGTACCGGTGAACGTCGGCGATGCCAGCGGAGCGGCGCCCGAAACGTCGGCAACCGCCAGCACCACAGCACCAGCGCGCCCCGCAACAGTTTGAACCGGCGCCGCTGCCGCCGCCTGCGCGGGCGTAGTGAATGCAGTCGCCGCCAATGCTACGTCGCGCGAACCGGCCGGCTGCGTCGGATCATACCCATGCACGAGGCCGCCCGCTGCCGGAGCCGACGCGGAGGGAAGCTGCGCGAGGCTAACTTGATTTGCCATTTATTTAGCTCATGAAAAAAGGGATTATTTCGACTTGCCGGCCGAGCTCACGGAGCCAGGCGCTACCGCGAAATCGGTGATGGTCTTCGTTTGAGCCGAACTGTCCTTTGTCATGCCGAAGTAGAAGCCGAGTACTGACTTCGATTCGCTGAACAGATAGCCAATCACCGTCCCGACCGTAAGGGCTGCGGTCGTATTCGTGATTACCGTATTGGCATATCCAAGGATGATGAGCACTGAGATAGCGATCGTCGCAGCGACAACAGCCAGGCCAAGTACCGGCCGCATGAAGTCGTTCGGCTGCTTTCCCGCCAAGTCGCGCGCATTGGCTCGGTCGCCGGCTTCTTCGGCGTAAATGTCCTTCTCATAGGTGAGTTGCGCCTGCTCAGTTGCCGCGGCAATCTGCGCCATCTGAACCTTGAAATCGTTGTCGGCCTTCTGAAGCGCTGCAATCGCGTCCGGAGAGAGGCCGGCTTGAATCGCCTGCGTCACCTGATCGGATGTGCCTTCCTGATGTCCGAGCACCGCGCCACTCACCGCGCGCAATGCCGCGCCAGCGACCATGCCGGCCGGGCCGCCAACGACCGATAAAGCCGTAGCTAATGTCGGCGCGACACCGCCGAGAATAGATTTCCAGTCCATGTCAGACCCCTTTGCGCATCATGTCGGCGAGGCGGATTGCCCTACCCTTAACTTGCGTCGCCCAAGCGCTCGCCAACATGCCGTCCGCCGCCGCGTCGTATTTGCCCTGCCGCATGAATACGAGCGTGTTCTTGAAGCCGAGCAGGCGATTGATTCCCAGATTGAACGCCATGTTCGATAACGCCCGCTGGCGCACGTCGTTCAAATCCGTCCACCAAGGCAGATTGCGGTCGAGGTCGTGAAACACGTCCTCTAGGTCGTCGTCGAGCAGCGAATTAACCTGCGTGTCGTTCAGCGGATACGACCAGCCGGCCGGCAGCGGCTTCGCTCGGAGGTTATGGCCGACGCCGGTTGTGGGAATCCCGAGGCTGTCTGCGTACTCGATATACATCACGCCCTCGTCTCGGCGCAGATCGGCGATCAGTTTCTGAAGGTTTTCGTTATTCATCGACATTCGCATCCCCTTTTCGCAGGCGTTTAATCGACGCGTAAATCTGAAGGGCCGTATAGATGACCGATAGCGCCAGCAACACGCGGGGAAAGTTTGAATCGCTCCACGCAAGCGCCGTCGCGTACCAAGGAGGCGCGACCTGCGCGACCGTTTGAGCAACGGCAGAAGTGGCTTCTTTCATCGCGCCCCCTTCTTCAAGCGCTCAACAGCCGCTTCTAGCTTGTCGAGGCGCTTCTTCATGGCACGGTTTTCCTCGTCGACCTGTTGGACGGCGCGCACCGTCCACGGCAGCAGGCCCATGTAATTCACGCCGAAGAATGTTTTCTTGCCGCGCTTGAATGCCTCAATCAGGTGCGGGAAAACACGGCGCAACTCTTGAGCGACGACGCCGAAGTGATGCACGCCGTCCATGTCGTACTGACGCACGCGGACCTTGCGCAGACTTTCGAGCGCATCGCCGATGTCCTCGATGTTGTCTTTCAGGCGACGGTCAGAAATCGCGCCGTAACTGTTGTTCGCGTTCTGGACGTTCCCGTTATCGAGGATCTGCAGGACGGTTCCGCTCGGCGTGTTGTACTGAACCGCAGACGCGTTGTATCCAAGCAGGCGCCCTGGAGAAAGGGAGATGAACTGCCCCGAAGCCAGGTTGATCGGCACACCGCCGCTCTCAAACGTGGCGTAGGTGAAATCGATCCCGTAATTGAACTTGGTATTCGATCCGCTTCGGCCAAACGAGATGCCATAGTGAAATTTCCCTGGGTTCGTGTCGGTCGGCGCATTGACGAGATTAAGGCCAATGCCAACTTCACACTGCGCGCCGCTAGGCGTCTGCGACTTCGCAAAGATCGCCAATCCGACGCGGTTTAGCACCGCATCAGTGCCGTTCGCATAGACGTCCAGCTCGTGCCCGATCGTCGGCGTAGAAGGGTTGTTCGTGGCGACGAGTTCGTGAACCTCAGTCACGCGCCCCCATGTGCCGCCCGAGTTCGCCACGGTCTTGTTGGCTTGCGAAAACTCAGCGAAGTTTTCACTCGTCGAGCTCGTCGAGCCGTTGTTGAGAATGTGCGCGACGGCCGACTCGAACGCATTTGCGCCCGCGCTCACCTCAGTGCGAACGCGCAGCGCGCTATTCACATATCCATACGTGCCGCCTGTGTAGTTCGCAACGCGCACCATCTGTACATTCTGCGTGTCAGTGGGGCCGGCATTCGCGACAATAAGATTCAGCTTTGAAGGCGTCACGCTGCCATCGTCAGGCGTGCCGGCCGAGCGAACCACCTGATCCCATACCGTAACGCCGCACGAGTTCTGCACTACCTGACGGTACGTTCCCGAGCCCCAAATCACGGCTTGGCCGTTAGAGTCGAGCAGGACCGGGTTCTGATTCGGGATCGTGCCCGCCGAATCCTGATACGTCGTGACGAAATTGTTCGTCCCAGGTGCATAGAAATAGACTTGACCAGCAGCAAGAGGATTGCCGCTAGAGTCCAGAAATTGTTGTTTCCCGTTTGGCAGAAGCTGCATGTGGCCTCAAAAACAAAAAGGCCGCACAATGGCGACCTAGAATGAAAAATGCCCGCACTGTGGCGGGTTCAAGGGGAAGCGATGAACAAGGCTAAGAAGGTTGCGACGTGGACTGGAAAGGCGATTCTTACTGCGATCGCCACCTGCATCTTCTGGCCGCTCGGGGTATTTGTAGGAATCGCGCTCTTTTTCGGTATGGATGCCTTCGAAAGCCGCCCTTAGTTCTTCCCGATAGAGGATCGGAGCTTATTAAGTCCCGCTCCCGGCTCTAACGACTGAGCCACTTCTTTCCCGAGCGCCCGCTTAGCCAGCGCTTGGCGCGTCCATGTGCCGACCGGTATGCCGTGCGCCGCAACGTTCGCCGCGCCTTCCATCGCAGATTTCGCAGCGTTGGCCGCGCCTGCAACGAAGGTGTTGCTGTTGTTCACGTAGCTACCGCGCGGCTGTTCCTGCGTGTAACGCGCCACATTACCAAGCTTCTCTAGGGTCTGCGAGACATCAGGGCCGAGAACCGTTCGCAATTTATCGCCCTGATTCTGGATTGCCTTATTCAACCCCGCCTGACTGATATTGCCCGCGCCTGTGCGGAGATCGACGCCCGCCTGACTCCTGATGTGATCCATCAGGCCGGACGCAACCAACTGAGCGTTACCCGGATCGTTCGACAGGTTTTGAACCATGTTCTGCACGTTGGCCGTTTTGCCGCCAGCGATGTACTTGCGCACGAAGTCATCCGCCAGAGCAGAAGGCTCGCCGCTCGCCGAGCTGTCGCCCACCGCCGCCTTGTATGCCGGGTCGGAATCCATCGCTTGGAATCGCGTACGCGCCGCGGCCTGAGCATCCTTGTATGCTTGGAATGCCTCACCGCCAGCCGACGAAGGATTGAGATTAGACCCAATGATCTTGTCACGCAGCATACCTATGTCATGGCGGATCGAGCCGTCCTTTACATCGGCCAGTGCGCCGGATAGCGTCTTGTCGATGTCCATTAGATCGCTGACGTTCATCGGACGCGCGGAGCCCGCCGACTGATCAAACGTGGACGGCAGAGAAACCTGATTCGCCTTGGCGTCTGCGAAAATCTGCTGCACGCGAGCCGGAAGCGCATTGAACCGCGTAGGACCGATCGCCCGCTCGAAATCCTGCATCTGCGGCGCCGCGTCGACCAATGCTGGTGCGCCGTCAGCGCCGCGCGCTTTCGCGTACAAGTCAGAGATATTTTGCCGGATCGGCGCGTCCATTTCCTTGTAGGCATCGACGATCGCCTGCCCCGTCGGCGCACCAGAAGGCACGGTCACGTCAGGCGAGACACGGTCCCGAAGTGCCGTCAGGTTGTCGTTGATCTGGCCGTTCTGAGCATTGAACCGATTCGCCAAGTCCGGCACTTTCCCGCGAATGTTCTGCTCATGCGACAGCAGATTGATGTCACCCGTAGCCTGCCCCGCTGTTAGATCAACAGGAACCGGGAGCGAGCCCGCTTCGATGTGGCGCTCTGCTGCAGTCGGGTGCAGGGTGCCCGCCTGCTCTTGCTGCGCGATCCTCTGGACGAGATGATCCGGAACGCCTTCTGCGCGCGCCTGGTCCGCGAAGCTGGTTCCTGCTGCGCCCACGCTTCCGCGCCCGCCAGCGCCGGCAGGGGCCGCACCGGGAGGCGGCGGCGACGACGTTGTGTCGGACATGAAGCCTGCGCCCCTGGGCGGCGCAGATGGGCCGCTCGGAGGGGGTGTCGCGCCCGGTTGCCCGCCAATCGTGGGCTCGACACGTTCAGCCGCCGCGACAGGCTTCGCAATCGCCGCGCGCAGTGCGTTCGGTGCGCCCTTGATGGCGTTGATCGCTGCCGGAGCGACAAGGTTCGCCGTCACGGTCGGAACCTGATCGTTGATGGTTGCCATCAGCGGGTTCGTCGCGCCCTTCACGAACGTATCGTCGTAGGCTTTGCCGACAGCGGAGATTGCCGGGCCGACGGGCGAACCCATGACGGCGTTCTTGATGCCCGTTGCGGACGCGCCAAGGCCCGCCAGAGCCTGCTGGCCGCCCTGCGTCTGCGGGTGATAGGTCAGCGCATCGGCGACCTTGTTGCCAGTCGCCTGCGCGTCCTTGTAGTTGCTTCCGAGCGCAGCCGCACCGAGGCGAGTGATGCCGCCCGCCAGGCTGCCAAGTGCGCCCGTCGCCATCGTGGCGATCGGTTCGACAGCGCCGCCGATGACGTCGAGCGGCGTTGTGTCGTGCGCGGGCGCGGCCGGTTGCTTCTGTGCCGGCGCGGCCGGCTTGGCTGATGCCGTTGTCGGCGTTGCGTCGAACTGATCCGCCAACGATGACGGCGCAGCAGACGCGGCAGGCTTGGCCGCACCCGGCGCGGCCGGTGCAGCGCCGCCCTTCTTCGGCGCGGCGCCTATCGAGTCGAAATCGTCGGCAAGGCTCATTGAATAGCACCCATCCCTTCAAGTGTGCGGATCTTTCCGCTGAATGCCTTCTGATCCGCGGGGCTCATGCTGGCCTTGAAACTCGCGCGCTGTTCCGGCGTCATGCTTTGGAACTGCCACACGCGCGGGTCGGCCGCCTGATTGAACTTCGAGAGCGTCGATTGATAGCCCGCGACGTCGTTGTTCAGCTTGTATGGCTGCAGCAACTGCTGCTGCGCGAGCGCCATCTTTTGCGCGCCAATGACCTGATCGGCGGCTTCTTCGATGGCAGGCATCGTCATGTTGCCGTGCGGGTTCGCCGCAGTCGCCAACGCGCCGGCCGCATCAGTGCCGCCAGCGCCTTGTCGAGACGTGAGCGACAGGCGGGCCATGTTCTTCTGCAAGAGGTCCGTCGCCGTGTTGAGGTCGGTTTGACCGCCCTGCCCGAAGATCGAGAGGATGCCGTTTGCCGCCGCCAGTTTGTCGCCCTGCTTGCCGGTCGCTGCTTGATGCGCGTATGCCTTGATGTTTTGCGCGAGGCCGATGTTCGTCTGTGCGTTCTGCGCATCGGTGCCGACAGCTTTCCAGTGGTTGTTCACAACGTCGACGTTGCCGTCGTTCGAGCCCTGCACGCCCATCGCCGGACCGGTCGGCACGAAGCCGCGCGGAGCGCCAGGAGCGGGGCCGCTAGGCATCGGCGCGGCCTGCCCGTTTCCGGTCGGCATGTTCGCCGGCATCGCAACGGACGGCAGCGGAGGCGGGCTGTCTGCGCCGCCAAAGCCCGGAAGCGAACCGCGCGGAGCAATGCCGTTCGTGCCCGTTTTCGGGTCGTAGACGGATACGGGGGACGTTGCAGTTCCTGGGTCGAGCGTCTTGGTGATGTTCGTCCCAATGATGCCCGGATTCGTAATCGGGTTCGTGTCCTTGTACTGAATCGAGCCGCCATTGTCGATCTGCGTCGGCTTCGGCGTGATCGAGCCGAGCTGCGCGCCAGCATCTTGCAGCGAGGCAAGCGCGCTATTACGCCATGCCGCCCGCCCTGCTGCGTCTTGAGGGATGGCTGACAGTTCATGAATGACCATCTGCGGGTCGACGCCGAATTGGCTGACGAGTTGATGGCCCAAATCCATCGCATGCGCCGCGAACTGCGGGTCTTGCGGATCGAGCGAGCCAAGACGCTGCGTCACTGTGCTGAACATCTTTTTGGCGTTGTCGATCTTGTCGTTACTCAGTCCTATGGCGCCGCGGTCAAGCGTCTGCTGCGATTGCTGTGCGTCGAGAATCGATTTATTGATCTGCGGGAGGTTGTACCCAACACCGCTACCAGCCATGATCGACCGGAACTTGTTGTAGTCAGTGTTCCCGTTAGCATCAGTCGACTGCTGGAACGCTTTAGATGCGGCGTTATTGGCGTCTAGTTGCTGCTGCGCTGCGAGGCCATTCGCGTTATAGGCGCGGTACTGCGCAACCTGAAGCGCCGTTTGAAGCGGGTTCATCGGGGCCGGCGCGTTCGCGTTGAGTGCGATGCTAGTGTCGAGTGGCATTAGACAGTGAACCCGTATTGATTGTTGCCCGAAGTCGTGCCTGCATTGCTCGTGTTGCTGGCGTTGTTATTCAGCAAGCCATAGGTGAGCGCCGAGTTGCCGACGCCATTGAGCGCGCTCGTCAGTGCGTTCGCACCTCCAACGGTTCCAGCCGCCGATGCATTGGCGCCGCTCGTGACCGTGTTTCCGATGTTTGCGGCAGCCTGCGCGCCGAGTGCGCCCGCACCGGATGCGGCATTCTGGCCTGTACCGACGACACCCTGCAACCGGTTGACATTGTTCGACGCGCTGCTGTAGTTCGTGTTGAACGTCTGAAGAGCGCGATTAAACACGTCGTTGTAGGTAGAGTCAGCGAGGCCGGTCGAATAGTTCGCCGCCCCCTTCAGCGCTGCTCCTGACGTACCGAGCCCGCGAGCCGCCGCGCTATTCTGGACCGATTTTAGCCCTTGATCGAGCGTGAACTGATAGCCTGGCGTCGATTGCGCTTCCGCCGCAGTCGGGGCCGTGAACGTCTGCGTAAGCATCGGGTTCGACAGCGCGGCTTTAAGCGGATTGATGTAGCTCGACCCCAAGTCCATATAGGGCTGAAGGTTTTGCTGCGTCTTTTGCCACTGCTGGTTTTGAAGATCGGCCGAGTACTTGGCCGCATCTGACTGCGTGCTCGCAGCGCTCTTGCTTGCGTTGGCGCCAATAAGGCCGCCCGCCAGGCTCCCGACGCCACTGATGATGCTACCGACAAGACTCATTTTTTTTGCCTCGAATATGCGAATTGTGCGCAGCGCATAAAGACCGAACCGCCCCTTACTTCAACCGGGACAAATCCGAGCCGCCTACAGAAGCGCATGCTTTTCTCGTTGCAGCTCTCAACGAGTGTTTCGGCATGCCCGAACTCGTCGATCACTCGCTGAAGATGACGAACCAGATGACCGCGAATGCTTCCCTTTGGATCAGAGAAGAACACGATATGAACCTCGGGGCCGCGCTGGACGACCGCGCCGGCATATCCATCGAACGGATGAATTTTCCAATCGGCGAAGTGATCGCAAAACTGCTTCCAGGTGATCCCGTACCGCCCCGCGTCGACGCGCTCAAACATCCTGCGGAGCAGCGATTCATTCGTCATTGCGGTACGTTCTCCGCTCCAGAGATCGTGCACGTTACGCCATTACCAAGCGCCCAAATCATCATGCCAGCGCTCAGCTTGTGATTGACCATGTTCGGAGCCGGCGCGGACTGGCCGGCGGGAACCGTGACCGTATCGACGGTCGTTGCGTCCGTTTCTGCGCCGGCAACTGGCACGATGTAGAACTTCACAGACACAGGCGACGCGCCCGGATTCCACAGGCTGACAGCCTGGATGGTCGATTGCGTACCGGTCGGCGCGACATATTGCTGCACAGCCGAACCAGTCAGAACGGCTTGCGAAAACTGCTTCCATGTGATCATTGGCTCTAGCCCTTTACGATGACTGTGCCGGTGATGCCAGTCGGCGGCGTCACCATTGAATTAATTTCCGCGTCGAGATCGGACATGCGCCGCGTCGGGGAACTGTTGGCGATCGTGAGCGCCGCGACCGCAGCCTCTAGCGCCGCCACGCGCGCAAGCAACGCGGCGTTTGATGGTGCGACCTGTTGCGAAGCGATCAGCGCGCTAGAGGCCGCCTTAATGAGCGGCCCGATAGGTTGCGCCACCATCGACTCAGACAGCGCGCTTGCGTCCTGACCATCGGCCGAAACAGGAGGAACGCCAGTGCCGGCGCCGGTCCGGTTGAACAGCGATACGAGGAATGGCCACCACACTTGCGTGATGCGGCCGTCCTTGTCGGTGAGCGGCGTTCCAGCGCCGGGAATGTTGGCCTGATTGTTCATGTGCGGGCCGCCGATACGTCGACAAACGCGCCGTTGAGCGCTGTCTTAACCGGCGCCGACCATGAGAGCTCGAACACCCTGTCGCGCGCATAGCCGAGCCGTTGAAACTGGATGCTCGTCAGGTATTCGCCGACCTTTCCAAGGCTTCCCGTCACCGCGTTTCCCCATGATCGCCCGCGGTCGTCACTCCACCGCAGCCGCACTTCCGGCGCGCGCTGGTCTTGAACCGATTGCGCCTGCGTGATGAGGATGTTCGCGCCTTCCGTATCAGTCACGACCGGGCGGCCGTCGTCGGTGATCTCGTCGGCGTCCGTGTATTGCGTGATCGTCGGGAGCGGCGCCGGGTTGCCGACTTCCATGTCTGCGATGAACTGGCGGAACATGACGCGGTTGCCGTCCTTTCCCGAGATGTGCGGGAATGACCGAATACACAGGATCGGGTTGCCGTTGTCCGTGTACGCGCCCGAGTCGAGCACGTAAAGGCTTCCGTTCTGCCAGTCTCCGACGATGTTCTGCCCGTCTACCGCGGCGTGGCAGTTCATCCGGTGGCGGCTAAGCGATCCGTCTGCTTCCAGATACGCACGCTGCGCCCACTGCCCCGTTGCGGTATCGAAACACCACGTCTTGTTGGCAGTCGGGAAATTCAGAACATAGAACGCATGCCCTTCCTGCATGTACGAAAAGCCGATCGCGTCGTCTATCCGGCTGTAGGTTAGAAACTCCTGCTCAAGCGCATGCGTTGAGATCCGCTCAGCCTGGTAGTTCCGGCCCGCGAACACGATGCCCTGCCCTTGCAGATCCTGTCCAAGCCAGAACAGCGCAAGATCGATCTTTGCGACCGAGTGCTTCGCCGCGCAGCCGTGCTCGATGAACACGCCCGGCATGCGCCCGAACGTGAAGTCGGAAGCGCCGGTGTTGTACCAGACCTCGGTTGTCAACTCGCCGAACAGCCAGATCTCCCGGTGCATCACCGCGAGCGTGACGAGGTTGTCTGAATACGTCGATTTGGATGCGATGTCCAGCGGATCGAATGCGATGTCGTAATACTTCGAGATGTAGAACTGCTGCCCGCTCGGCTTATTGAAGATGAAATAGCCATCAACGTAATCCACCTTATCCGCGCCGTAGAACGCCGCGTCGGTGCATTGCGTCATGATGTTGGTCGCGAGATGGATCGTGTAGCCGGTCGGCGAACCGTCGACGATGAACGCATCCGTACCGTTATCGACCATGCTCACCGGTCCCGATGACGTCGTGAGCGTGCCAAGCTGCGCATAGCCGTGAAACGTGCCGTAGCTATAGACGGTGTTCCCTACCACGCAAAACAGCGATCCGTTGGACGAGCGGAACAAACAGCGCGCTTCGCCCGCGACAGGCGGCGTCGCGTATGGCGTCAGTCCCGGCGTCGTGTAATACGTGAAGGGGCACGGCGCATCCTGCGGGTTCTGCTCAGCGTACAGATTCACCGAGCGCTGAGCATTGGCGATGATGCTTTTCGCCGCGTAGGCGCCTGAGGTGAGAGGTACGCGCATCAGTAGTTGGACCCGCTGTAGATGTTGTAACGTTGCTTCGAGACGAGCCCGCGCGGCATCGTCATCGCCTGAATCTGCGTGTTCATCCGCTTGATCGTGCGTTTCGTGCTGAGCGCCAATCCGACCACCGAGCGCGGCGCGTCGATCTGATACATGCCGCACAGCCAGAGCGCGAGATTGAAGCGGATAGCGGCGGCGTAGCCAGGCGGGAGATTGACCACGGCCGCCGGCGTCGCGAACTGCGGAAGCTGCTCCATAGTCACGATGTGCAACTCGAACGTGTTGTTCGGGATCGGGTACATCAGCAGGTTGCCGAGCGGTATCGCCGGGTCGTAATACGCCCACTCCGGGAACGACTGAAGCCCCTTGAGCGCGATGCGCGAATAGTCCTCGCGCGAGTCAAGCAGCGAGATCGGGTAATCGATCGGCGTCGAGCTGCCCGCATTCAGCCGCGCATAAGCAGAACTGATCTTGATAGGCCGCGCGATATTGAAATTGCCGCCGAGTCCGACCGTATAGGACGGTGCGCCGGTCGACGGGATCGCCGTGTCGACCAGGTGATAGACCATCAGGCGTTCGGTCTGCCACGAATCCAGCATCATGTTGACCGTATCAAGCGCGTCCTGCGTGTCGTCAGGGGAGATCGCTTGCCCGATCCCGAGCGCGCCGAGATCCTTCAGTGCAAGCTTGAACAGGTCAACGGCGGTCGTCATCAGGCTGCCTCAAGTGCGGCCCGAATCTTGTCATCGGACCAACGTTTATCGATCTTCACGCCCTTCTCAGCGGCGATCTGGATCAGTGCGGCGCGCTCGTCGGCGGAGTCGCTGCCGAGCAGTGCGGATTCTTCGTCTGCGTTTTGGCAGAGCACATCGCCGACCCACTTCGGATAGGCTTGAAACTCCGGCGTCTCGTCGTGCGGGACGGGCGGAACGTATGCGGGCGCGGTCCATCCATCGCCAAGCGCGGTCTGTTCGTCTGCGCTATTGACGAGCTTTTGGGCGCCGTCGGGTCCAGTGACCCATTTCGGAAACTCTTGGTATTCCATCGAACCCTCAGAATGAAAAACCCCCGCCGAAGCGGGGGCCGATTGCTGCAGCAGCACTTAGCGGACGATGCGGCAGGCGAGTTCCGGGTAGAGCGCGCTCCAGCCGTACAAAACGTCGATCCGGCAAGGCACGGTGTCGGTGCCGATCGCGTACTGGCGGCTGATACGCATCGAGATGCCCTTGTGGTTACGACGCGCGCCCCATGCGCCGTACTGGCTCACGTCTTCCAAGTCGGCGGTAGCCAGCGTGAAGGCGTTCTTGTGATACGCCAGGTTGGCGGTGTACTGCGTCGATGCGGCGACATCCCACGTCAGCGCAGCGGCGTTCGCCGGGCCGGCCGAGACGGTCTGATACTGCTGGTTCGATGCCGCGGTGTTGATCGCCGGGAAGATCGAGAGCGTTGCGTTGCCCGAGCCGTCAGCCGTTGCGGCAGCAGTCACGGTGAACTGGCGCAGTTGACCGGTCGATTGGCGGTTCTGCGGGTTCACAGCGAACACGCCGGCGAGCGTGAAGGTGTCACCCTTCGCGACCGTGCCGGCAGCGCCCAAGCCTGCGACCGTCAGCGTCGAGCCGGTTTGACCAGCGCCCGAGACGGTGCCGTTCGTGCGCGTGCCGGTGACGAACGTGTTCACGTTCTGGTCCATGCCGACGTCGAAGCCGAGCGACGAAGCAGCGAAAATGCCGCTTTCGTACTGCTCGCCGATCTTCGCGGACGGGTTGAACAGGCCGGCAGCGCCCTTGACCATCTTCGCGTTGGTCGTCGGGTCCCACACGACCGTGCGCTGACGATCGCGCGGCGCGGCTTCGTAGTCGAGTTTCGCGCCTGCATCGAGCAGAACTTGAATGTCGCTCGGGGGCGTGCCGACCGTGCCGACGTTGTTCGCAACGTTCGCAGCGAGCGCCAGGCCGTCGAAATCGATCTTGTTGGCGATGGTCGCCATGGCCGGCTTGATGTAGCGATCAGCGAACTCATCGACCAGCAACGTCAGTTCTTGCGAGCTGAACGTGAAATCGACGTGGAACTGCGTCGTCAGCGTGACCGGAACCATCGATTCGTTCACGTTTTCGAGGTTCAGCGCGGCGCCGGTCGTACCGACGAAGCGGTTCGGCTTTCGCGCGTTGACCGTCGCGCCGATCTTCGCGCCCGACACAGCGAATTGCTTGTCGTAGTCGCGATTGGTGCGGGACGTGAAAGTCAGGTTGTTTTCGAGAATCATCAGCGATTCGTCGAGGATCTTGACCGGGGTAAGAAGCGAATTTGCCATTTAAAGTGTCAGCCTTTGGACTGTCGTTTCTTCCAAGCGATGTAGTCAGCGGTCGAGGCGAACTCAGCCGGCTCGACAGGCGCAGACTTCCCGCCAACCGGAGTAATCGGTGCGGGTGCCTTGGAAATTTGTTTCGGGGGAGTGGCTTGACCGACCTTCGCCTCAAGGCGTGCCAGTTCAAGCGCCATGCGCAACGGGGGGAGACTCAACAGACGTTCAGCGGCTTCTGGGTCTTGGCCGAGTGCATGAAGCACCTTGTGACCGTGATCCATCGCCGTGACGGCCTCCAGGAACTCGGCGGGTGCGCCGCCAAGCATCTGAAACGTGCGAAGCGACGAATCCCATTCGCGGCCGTACTCAGTCGAACCGGACTCGAAAACCTTGTTGCAGTCGGCGTCGAACTTTTCCTGCTGAATGAGCTTCTTCGCCTCGGCGCGGATCTGGTCGGGCGTCATCTGCTGGCCGGGCTGCTGCTCGGCTTGCGGTTGACCCTGGCTGAATCGCGCCTCGGCGTCTGCTGCACGTCGAAGTGCCTCGTGTTTCTCACGCGTTAGCTGGTCGATACGCCGTTGGACCCAATCACTCTTGGGTTTTTCCTGCTGCGGCTGCTCGGCTGCTTGCGTGCTTTGCTCGGCGCCCGGTTCCGTGCTGACTTCTGCGGGCTGTTGCGCCTGTTCCTGCTCCGTAGGCGTGACGTTTTCAAGCGGTGCTGCGTTGTCTTCGATTTGCATGGACTAAGCCAAGGATTGAGCCCGGTGATGGCGCGCCGGTACGCAATGCAAAAAGGCCCGCTCTCGGGTGAGAAACGGGCCTTCGGGAAACGGTCGCTGCGGCTGCTTAGCGCTGGCCGCCGATGATGTATTGCTCAGCCGCCGGCACGATTGCGCCTGCAGTCGTGTTCACGAACTGGATCGCCAGAGTGTTCGCCGCGGACACACGCACATTGCCGATCGACAAACCGACCTGATGCGACGCCTTGTTGATGTCGATCGAGTCGCCGAGCTGCAAGCCGGGCACCGTGAACGTCTGTTCTGCGCTGGTGTTGGCGCCGACGGATGCCGGCGTGAGCGTCTGGCGGATGATGAACAGCGTGCTTACCGGCGTCTGGTTCGAGCCGTCCTGCAAAATTCCGATGTAGCCGGGCATTCTTGTTCCTTATTGAGCGGGCGTTAAAAAGCCGCCCTGAGGCGGCTGTTCGGGTTGCTGCTGCATCTGCTGCATGGGGTCAGGCGGTGGAGCGCCACCCTCCGGCGCGCCGGTCTGCATCATCTGCATGACGACTTGCGTTGCGACGTGCGCCACGACTTGCGGGTCGAGCGGCTGGCCGAGCGCTGCCATTCGGCGCGTTTCCGCGTCGTATGCCTTGATGTTCGTCTCGTCCGCCTCCTGCCCTTGCTTGGCGGCCTGTAGCTCTTGCGTCAGGTGCTCGATCATCTGGCCCATCTGCTGCATCTTCTGGTGCATGTCCTGCTCTTGCGGGCTCGGGCCTTCGCCCAAGATCGCAGGCGGGATCGTGCGGTGCAGACGTTCGGCAACCTCGTCAGCCATCGGGAAGTCAGCGGCCTTGAACAGCAAGTCGCCGGCCACCTTCATGAGCTCCTGATCCTGGCCCATGATCTGCGTGAGCGCGTTGAATGCTTCCTGACGGCGCGTCTCGTAGTTCGGGCCGACTTCGACCGTCACGTCGTAACGCCCGATGCCAGGATTGAAGATCACCTGCACTTCGTCAGCGATCGTCGGATGCGGCTGCTCCGTAAGCGGCTGCTGCTGGTCCGGATCGA